CATACCATATTGGTAATTGCCCACGATTTACCTTAATCATAATTCCGCCGTGATCTTGTATGAATTTTATTTCATTTGGGAATCTGACATCACTAATTACAACATGCTGATCTGGATTTTTTCTGACACGATTTTCTAGAGTTAAAAACCACAATCCTTCGTTGAAATGATTCCTTAATGAATCAGTACCAATAAGCTGTAACGCAAGTCGTGGGCTAAAATTAGGGACGCCAAGTTTGGCCGCCCACCATTCGTCGACATTTTCTCTCCATTCCCTGGATTCATTTGTATTGCCTTCCAGCATCTCTCTCGGCCAGTCGAATATCATTGCACAGGCGTCTTTTAGGCTAGTTGCAAAACTATCTTTTCTGAAGCCGTAATTTTCAGTTAGCTGTCTAGCAATAGTATCTTTGCCAGTACCGATAAACCCCGATATACCTACAATCATAAAAACCCCTAAGTTAAAGTCTATGTAGTTATACACAAACTTGCTTAGGGGCTAATGATTTAGTTATATTACTTAACCGATAATAAATCCATAACCATCACCACTCGCTACCATATTGAGTAGCTCTTTTTCAAGCTTTTCTATCTCGACTGTAGCTTCTTGTTTTAAGGTAGCCCCATTGAGCATAACATTTCCATTAGGACCTGGAAATCCTGATGGAAACTTATCGCGGGCTTCACCTAACATATATTTGGCCATTGCAGTAGAATATGATCTTAACCAAGGACCTGTATAGGGGTCATTAATCATATCATCTTCTGATTTTCTAACGTACACTCTAACTGACACTTCTTCATCGGCTCTTGGTTTACGGATAACTCGTAATGTATGTGAATTTACGTCCCACACAAAATTTATCTGGCTGGCAAAAACACGTTCGGCAGTTTCAAGATATCCATTATATAAATCCCAGGTTGCTAATCCACCTGACTGATTTGGCTGTAGCATATAAATATTAGCAAATGCAGCATCAACCGGATCAAAGTTGACACCACCGCCGGTATATGCACCGATACCGCGGCGGTATAGACGTCTTACCTCTTGCACTTCCTCTGGTAAAGTGTACTCTGTTATGTCTCGTGTGATGTGTAAAAAAATATCCTTCTCAACCAAGGCCCCGTCCGATCTCTGACGTAATTTCTGCAGGCCCATGGTTATTGCAAGATTCAAATGCTCTACGTCTAACTCAACATCGATCATTTGCGCACCGAGCCCAAGCTCGATTTGCTTCGTTAACAAAATTCTAGGCGTAATTTGTGCGGACATAATGTATCATCTCTCCAGTGGTACATTATTTATCAATTATTGAGAGTACCCTTCTTCATTACCAATGCATCATCCAGTGCATTATGAATATCATAATCATGCGTGATAACAATTTCATCCTTTACTGCGGTAGACAAGTGGACAGGAAAAATCATACTATGATTTAGATTGGTTGGCCACAGTGGTTTTAGTAACTTCTCTAAATAAGGTAAGTCCCAGGATGGGTTGTCTGATGCAATAATGCATTCTACATCTCTATCCTCTATCCAATTCCCGATTGCCAAAGAACATTCGTAAAATGACATTCTATATTTGTCATCATTCTTAAGGAATGGTAACACAAAACTTTTAACGAAATTGGAGCAGTCTTTTAACTCATAGGTATCAGTTAATTCTGCATAAAAGAAATTTTCGTGCTCGTCTACTAATGCAATACTAATAAGTTTCGCACCCGGAATTAAATCAGTGAATTCTGTGTCTAAGAAAAGTTTCATCATATAAATTCATTTACCTTAAATGTGTTGTTACGAAATTTATGTATAAGTTCAATTTGCCCAATTTCGGTTTGTTGGTTTTTATCCAAGAACACACTTTTGTACATATGTGTGTAAGTCTGACCCTGCAATCGGGATATAGAATTCGTAATATCGATTCTTGCATTGTCAAACATAAGGAGGTGATGCGTTTTACGGATTACGTCGGGCCTGAGCCATACCACAATAGAATTAAGCTGTGACTCAACATCATTATTAAATGTTTTTACTTCCGTAAAGGATGGTAATATTACTGCAACTCTGTAATAAGTGGGTGACAGTGTAATAATTCTTAATATTTCAATGATAGATTCATCTCTGGTCACTTATCTATCCTAAGTATAACATGATGCTCGTTTAGCTTGCCACCGCACGGAATGTCTACTGTAGATAATTCCTTTAAAAAAGTGCGAAGTTTAACCTTACTTGCTTTCTTAAACTCTGCTAATGTCTCTGCGGGCTTACGTAGTGTTTTTTCTGCAGAATCAGGTGAAAAATTAAGTAAGCTTGCACCCTTAACACTAAGACCAGAATCGTCTAATGACTTATACTGCGACAGTTTGCGTGTTTTGGTATTGTAGACCCATACTTCCTTAGAACCAATTATCTGAGATGGATTTACGCTTACAATACCTAATGCTTTATCATCCTTCTTATATTTTAATTTGGATACTATTTTTTCTGTAGAAACTGGTTTTTTCTTACGTGGCGCACGTTCTACCTTAGCGACTTCCTGCATCATATCGCAGGCCTTTATTAAATTCTTATAGAAAGTGTCGACTTTCTTTAATTCGGGCTTTGTGTAATTCGAATATGCTTCAACTAAGTCTTTATCTTTACCTTCTAGTACCTCAACAATCTCATCTGCGCGCCGTGCAAATATGTCTCTGACATAACGCATATGTGGTGATTTAAGCTCGCTGGATTTATAAAGGTTTACAAAATCCTCAACAGTCTTAACTGCTATTTTCTTGTCGAGAATGAAGTCATCTATCCACCCCTCCACTTCTCCGGCAACCTCTCTCGCCTTATCCCTGATACGATCTTGAATTGAGACAACCGCTTTAACATTTCCCTGAGCTGTTGTATCGCTGTCTGCTTTTTTCGCGATAAACTCAGATTCCTTGGTTGCTTTCGCAATCCTTGATTCTTCCTCATATATAACTTTCTCCAAAGCTGGCATTAAATTGGGGAGAACGTCGTCTGGTACATCACACCCGTGATTTAATAGATACATATATTTACCGACAGTAGTAAATCTATTCTCATTCATATCTTTGATACGATCTGCTAATGAATGTTTAGCATCCATTAGTCTTAAATATTTAACAACTTCTCTCTTCAATTCAATTGCAGATAGCTCATAGTGAGCATAGAGCATTGCGCCGTGGAAATTTCTTATAAAGTGTTTGTTGGTCTAACAGTATATGTAAAGGCTGGTTTTGGCCAACTTACCTAAACTTCGGACCATTTCTTTGCTGCCATCTTATTATCCTTATGAACTTAAGACTATTTTAGCCTAAACTAAAATAGAAGTGCAACTATTCTGAATAGTTACTCAGAGGATATTTATACAATGGTCTTGGATGTTGATAATTTATTCGTCAGATTCGGCGTTTTTATACTTTTCTTTACGATTAAACTTCTTTGTGGTATGAGAACCTGCCCCCGATGTTTTGGCATTTTTTGCTACAAAATTACGTGGAGTCGTGGCGGGGACTTTTTTCTTGTCTGTTTTTGCTTCAAATAATTCAAAAAGTCTCATATATTCTCCATTTAAAAAAAGGGGCAAATAGTAGCGAATTATTTGCCCCAGACGCCTGCATTTTACGACAGTAGCCACATACGGTCCTAAGGTAGTATGTTATCAATATTTATCATTTTACTAAAAAATATCAATTAAAATAATTACGAAGATTATGATTGATTGTTGTGATTTCATACAACATAAGACTCTGCATTGCTAACACATAGTCGATTGGATTTTTGGACTTTTTTAGCTTTGCTAAATACCAACTTCTTAAAATACCTGCACTCATATATTACTCCTTATTCACTATATTTATTCCATAAAAAAGCAGTGATGAATCACTCCATCACTGCTAAAATGTGTACTCAGGTTCCCCACCTAAATTCCCCGTCCTGTAAACGATCCACCGCAGTTACATTCTCTCTGGTAGAGAAAAGTGCTGCCTCATCCATGATAGAAGCATGTATGCCGTTAACAGCATTTGACACATAGGCCCTACTTACTGACTACAGGTACACTGACCAGTGCTACCACACCACACATTTAAATTACTTTAAAATTCCCATTTTATAGTAAGCATCGCATTGGAGTTTTGCTAAAACCTCAATCTTCTCCTGGTAAGAAATATCGTCCGGTATTCCTTTCTTACCGTAAATTCTCGAAACAATATTATCAAAATTATGCATTAGATCGTACAGATTTTGCTGCGCTATTTTGGCATAAGATTTAGATTGTTTCTTTATATATTCCTCGACACAAGAATTTACTTTTAGCTCTTTATCTATTACATCAATTAAGTCTGTTATCTCTATCTTGTTGGTCAAATTAAACATCTGGTTAACTTGATATGTTGTTATTAGCTGATCTACAAATATATCATTAGCTCTAGCCAACACACTTTGAGAAAATAAAAACAACAGTGATAACAGTATAATTCGCATTATATCTAAGAGAGCAAATAATCGCCCCTTAGTATTTCACACTTCGTCGTCGGTGCCGGCAACAACAATCTTCAGTTGTGCTTTCTTTTGGCTAATGTTTTTCAACATCTGTGATTCTGCTTCGTCGAATGTCATATCTGCATACTCAACTACACCATTGCGAACACGTTGCAAATCGTAAAGTTGCACAGATTTTGCTGCTTTTTTCGGAGGCCATACATTAGATGTTGTTAAATCTGCTGCATTTGGGAAAGGCCATTTTGATGCTGGTACGGGTGTTGACAATTTACTTGCAGGAACAGCCTTTGCCTTTGGTGCCGGTGTGTAATCTTTGTTGACCACTGCAGAAAATGCAGACTTTGGATCACCGGAAACTTGTGCAACAACTTCGTATCTCATGCAACGGCCTTTTGCACCATTGTAATCAGTAGGAATACTAACCACATCGGCTGGATTGATTTTAAGAATCATTACTGGTTGGTTCGGTGAACCAAATCCACCAAGGTAACTTTCGCTGCAAAAATGTAAACCAGACGAACAATGAGATTCTGGATTATCATCAACTAAGTTGCGGTCCATCTCAACAATCTTACCAACACTGTTGTCGATTGTACCAGTGTGGATGTCGAAATAAGAATGTTTAACTCTCTTGAATGCA